GATATTCAGATATTAACAGATATGATAGATTTACAGTTCAAAATAATCAAATTCCAAAAAAAGAATTTTATTCATTGGCAATGCCAAATTTTCATAAAATAAATTATACTTGTCAAATTTATACTGAATATGTTGAACAGATGAATAAAATTATTGAATTGGTTTCTTATAATGAGGGTAGATATTGGGGAGAACCAAGTAAATTTAGATTTAGAACTGCAATAGATAGTTTTGAAGATCAACTGGAGATAGCAACAGATTCAGATAGGTTAGTTAAGACAGAATTTACATTGACAATTCATGGTTATTTGATTCCTGAATCATTAGATTATGAGATTCTAACTCAGAAAGAAATGTCACCATCTAGAATAATGTTGAAAGAAGGTGACCCCATTGATTCAGCAAAAGTTTTTAAAAAAAATTAACTGTTTTATAAAGTTTATATATATTTATATATATATGAAATTAGTAATAACTAAATTAGATTAGGAGAAAATAGGTATGGCTAAGTTTACAAAAGATGAGTTAGAGCAGATTAAAGATTTGCAAGTTAAATATGCACAAGCAACTGATGCATTTGGTAGGTTGAGAGTTCAACGGATGATGTTAAATCAACAAATGGATCAGCTGGAAGATGCTGATTTAAAACTGGAAAACGATTATACTGATAATCAGAAATCTGAACAGGAATTGGTTCAGACATTAAATGATAAGTATGGTCCTGGTTCTTTAGATATTAATACTGGGGAATTTACACCAGCGCCAACTCAAGAGGCACCATCTGATACTGGAACAAGTCCTTCAGCCGCTCCCGTTAGTTAAAAAGTTATAAAAAAAGCTAAAATATATATAAAAATATGTGTTTTAGGAATTTTGTTTTATATTTATTTATGAGTTAAAATATACTGTTATAAATTCATGAATAACATAAAAAACGATTATACGTTAACGTTAATAGGAGAGATTTGATGGCAGAAAAAATTGTAAGTCCAGGTGTATTTACAAAAGAAAAAGATTTATCCTTTTTACCCCAAGGTATTGGGGAAATTGGAGCGGTTATTATTGGAACAACACAGAAAGGACCTGCTTTTGTTCCAACAGTTATAGAAAGTTTTGCGGATTTTGAGGTAAAATTTGGAAGTACAAACCCTAGTTATTATGTTCCTTATACAGTACAAAGTTATTTAAAAAGTGCTGGTAAAGTAACAATAGTAAGGTGTTTAGGTTTAGATGGATATAGTGTAACAAATTCTGCAATTATATCTAATGATCTTACAAGCGAGGTATTGGCTGTTTTAGCACCAAGTTTTAAAGGGTGGGCTGCTACTGATGATTTGGATGCTACACGTTTAGATCCTGCTGCTGGACTATCAGCAACTAGTAGTTTCGCATTAACTATAAGTGGTACGGGTGTTGATGCAGCTACATTTAGTTGTTCATTTGATACATCAGCTGATAATCATATTGAAAAGGTATTTGGAACAGACGCTCAATCATCATTAAAAGGTGCTTATCTTTATAAGATATTTAATGATGCTGGGTATGCTCCTTACGCTGGTGGTGCTCCTGGTGCAGCTACTCTTTCAATTAATACTGCATCTACTTCAACAATTGATTTTGATGGTACAGAATATGGACAAGCATATACTCCAGCAATATTATCTCAAAATGGAGATAGTTTGTTTAAGATTTTTACAATAAATCATGGAAGTAATATGAATAAATCACTTAAAATTTCCATAAGTAATATAAAGGCGGCTGGAAGTATAGCTGGTTCTGATTATGGTGCATTTACGGTGGCTGTTAGATCATGGGATGATACTGATAAGAAACAAAATGTGGTAGAATCATTTCAAGGTGTTAATTTAGATCCAAATTCAAGCAATTTTATTCTTAAAGTGATTGGTGATAGGTATTTAAAAACAATTGATTCTAATGGAAAAATTACTTGGGGTGGAAATTACGCTAATAAGAGTAAATATATTTATGTTTCACCATCTGATGTTGATACAATAGAATCATTTCCAAAGGATTTAATTCCTTATGGTCATGCTGCTTATAGTAATCCTGTAAGTGCGTCTGGAGATCTTACATTACCAAATCCATCATTTAAATCAAATCAATTACAAGATAGTGTGTATAATAGTAAAGTTCACTATGGAATTGATTTAGACGACATTAAAGATAATAGTTTGAATAGTCAGTATTGTGCTCCAATACCTGGAGGTGCAGGAACACATGCAACTGGGGCATTGGATTTAAATCTGGTTTATGGAACTGCTGGAGCTGCGGCTGGTTATGCTACGGCTTCTGATTTATTGACACTTGCTAATTCACATGTTAATCAAAGAAAGTTTACTGTAGCATTTCAATGGGGATTTGATGGATTTAGTCCTGCTAGACCACAATACACAGGGGAAGATATATCAAGTGGTAATACATTCGGGTTTGATTTTAGTACTTCTACAAAAGAAGGTCAAGTAGCTTGGAAGAAGGCATTAAATACTATATCCAATCCAGATGAGTTTGATATTAATCTTATTATAGCTCCTGGTATGGTTCAGGGTATTCATGATGCTATTGTAACGCACGCTATTAATATTTGTGAAGACAGAGGAGATACTTTCTATGTTATGGATTGTACAAAGCTAAATCAAACAATTACACAAGCGACAGATGCTGTATCAACATTAGATACTAATTATGCGGCTACATATTATCCTTGGGTTAAGATAATTGATACTTCATTAGCTAAACCAGTTTGGGTACCACCGTCAGTTGTATTGGGTGGAGTTATTGCTTATACTGATAAAGTAGCACATGAATGGTTTGCTCCTGCTGGATTGAATCGTGGTGGTCTTACTGAAGTAGTTGAAACTGAAACAAGATTAACACACGCAGAAAGAGATGATCTATATGAAGAAAGAGTTAATCCAATTGCATCATTTCCTGGTCAAGGTGTGGTTGTCTGGGGTCAAAAGACCTTACAGGGTAAACCATCTGCACTTGATAGGGTGAATGTAAGACGATTACTTATTAAGGTCAAGAAGTTTATCGCTTCTGCTTCAAGATACTTGGTATTTGAACAAAATACAGCTGCTACTAGACAACGATTCTTGAATATTGCTAATCCTTTCTTAGAATCAGTTCAATCTAATAGTGGATTGTCAGCGTTTAAAGTTGTAATGGATGATTCGAACAATACACCAGATTTAGTTGATAGAAATATCTTGTATGGTCAGATATTTTTACAGCCAACACGGACTGCTGAATTTATTGTTCTTGATTTCACTATACTACCAACAGGCGCGGCATTTCCTGAATAGTATTAAGAAAATATAGTTGTAAAAAACAGAAACTCCCTCACAAAAGTGGGGGAGTTTTTTATTTTTGTTATATTTATTAGTGAATAAGGTTTTTTTAATGAAAATATAAAAATTGACGAAAATTTTGGAGAAATAGAATGGCAAATTTACTTGACCCAACTGAAATAATGTTTACACCATTTGAACCAAAGGTTCAAAATAGATTTATCATGTATATTGAAGGTATACCCGCTTATCTTATAAAAACAGCAGCCAGACCAAAAATAACTGCTGAAGAAATTAAACTGGATCATATGAATGTTCAGAGATATATTAAAGGTAAGAGTACTTGGTCTGCAATAAATATTGACTTGTATGATCCGATAGTACCTTCTGGAGCTCAGGCAGTAATGGAATGGGTAAGATTAGGTCATGAATCGGTTACTGGAAGAGATGGATATTCTGATTTTTATAAAAAAGATATTACAATTAATCTTCTTGGCCCCGTTGGAGATAAAGTTGAAGAATGGACATTGAAAGGTGCTTGGGTTTTAGAAGCAGATTTCAAAGAATTGGGTTGGGAAAAAAATACTGAGGTTGCGGCTATTACTGTTAGTGTAAGATTTGATTACGCAATACTACAGTTCTAATTGAACGCCCACACACTGGTCTCATCGCTAGTAAAAGAGGGAAAGAATATAAATTCTTTCCCTTTTTTTATATATGGATATATTTATATATGAATGAGATTAGATTAGGAGAAGTGTTATGGCGAATGTTACAAATACACAAAAACAAGTGAAACAAAAGTTTCCAACAGAAGTAATAGATTTACCATCAAAAGGTCATTTCTATTCAGAGGATAATCCACTATCAAGTGGTCATATTGAATTAAGATATATGACTGCTAAAGAAGAAGATATTCTTACATCACAAAATTTAATTAAAAAAGGAACTGTTCTTGATAAATTATTGGAATCATTGATTGTCGGTAATGGGAATGGGGAACAAGTTAATTATGGTGATCTTTTAATTGGTGATAAAAATGCTATTATGTTTGCAACTAGAATTTTAGGTTATGGTGCTAAATATGATTTTCAGTTTAAAGATATACAGAGTGGAGAAATGATATCAGATACAATTGATTTGACTTTAATAGATCATAAAGATGTTTCTTTTGATACACCTAAAGGTTTAAATGATTTTACTTTCGAACTTCCATCTTCAAAAGTTAAGATAACTTGGAAGATTTTAACGCATAATGATGAACAATCTATTACGCGGGAGTTGGAAGGTCTAAAAAAGTTATCAAAACAATCTGGTATTACTCCTGAAGTAACAACAAGAATGAAATATGTTATAACAAGTATTAATGGTGATGATTCACCACAAACTATAAGAAATTTTGTTGATACACAATTGTTGTCTAGAGATTCAATGGCTTTAAGAGAGTACATGGCAATTATGACTCCAGATTTAGATTTAACATATAATTATGTGACTGATGATGGCACAGAACAGGAGATGACCGTCCCTATGACGGTCGAGTTTTTTTGGCCTTCTGCCAGAACATAAACCCCAAATACACGAAGAAATATTTACCCTTTGCTACTTTGGTGGGGGAGGATTCACCCACGACGAAGTGTATTTTATGCCAGTTTGGTTGAGGAAGTTTTATATAAAACAGATTCAACAGGTAAAAGAGAGAGAAAAAGCAGAATACGACAAAGCTAAGGGTGGTAGTGGAACAGTAATAAATAGACCAAACATCCCACAAACAAAGAAATAACCAACCTACCTTATTACCTTTTAATTTTTCAAATATTGATATTTATATATGAGTGATTATATGTACTTACATTATTTAGAGGAGACTCAATATGTCAAAAGCGAGAGAAAAATTAGCAGAAGGTATTATTTCTAAATTACTTGATACATTCTATACAAAGAAGGCAGAAGCTTATGCCAAATTAATGATGAAGGCTGATCCTGAAATAGGAGCAGCTACAGTAAGGTTACAAAAAGCAACTAAAAATCTGAAAGATCAATTAATGGATTTAAATAAAAAAAATGCACAATGGTTTAAAGATAATAATGTTAGGGTTGAT